TCATTAGCCAATAGCAAAGAGAACGCCACCGCCCCCATTCTGCCCTCGTTGTTGCGCTCTACCACCATTGCCGCCAAGACCATAGTTAGGCTTAAAAATAGCATTGCCAGAAGAACCAGTAATGCCCGCAGGTGTACCGATGTTTGCGGCAGTGCCAGTTACCTGACCGCCTGTGCCACCTCGACCCGGCCTGCCAACCTGTAAGTTTTGATTGCCTGTGTAAGACGTGTTGCCGCCAGTGAAGCCAGAATTGTTACCACCATTTGATGCGCTACCACCTGCGCCAACGGTAAAGGTTGCATTGCCGCCATTGTTTACATTAGCAACGCCAAAGCCTGAGCCACCGCCACTGCCTGCCTGCATATAGGAAGCGTTGTTGTTTCTGCGACCACCGCCACCGCCACCGCCTTGACCAATAATGAAGGTGTAAGAACCACCAACATTAGCAGTATTGGTTGATGATGTTCTTAACAATGTACTAGCACCACCAGATGGCAGGTTAGTGTTGTTGGCTAGGTTAATAGAGTTGCCATCAATAGAGCCAAGTGCCGCATTGTTTGTGATGACAGTTGTGTTGCCAATAATGTAAGCCATTATGAATACTCCGTTGTTGGTTTAGTAGGCCAGTTATCATAAGTAACTGTGCCATCTTTTACTTTTCGCAACTCAGCACGATATGTGCGCCAAAGTGTTACGTTAGCATCTGTGAGGCCAACATCTGGTAGCTGTGTCCAGTCTGTGTCAACCAATTCAGCTTTTGCTGTTTCTTTAACACCTTCATCATCAAGGCCATCCTCTTCTTTACGAGTGCCTCTTGTCCAAGTGTCAGTGCCGCTATCATACGCTGTGCCAACGCCAACCTCTGTGTCATCTGGCACAGCAACCCAATTGCTTTCAATGTCACTAGCGTCAGCTTCAACGACATTTGTGACTTTTCCGTTTTCAATTACTGCATATCTAGCCATTGTCAGCCTCTCTTGCTATGTCATGGTAATGCTCAAACCAACCTGTGGCTATATACTTAACGCCATTATAGACAGGATTACCTCTGTGTGGATGTGTATATCCCGCAGGCCATATAACAAGTCTGCCTGCCTTTGGCGTTACTCTTATGCCTTGCTGTAAAAACTCTGTTTCACCAGAACCTTCATGGTCTGTAAGGTATAAAATCCAAACAGCCGCTCTTCTCATGCTATCTGGTGAACCTGCGTGTTCAGCGTGCCATACATGATACCCACCACCATGACCTGTTCTTTGAACCTTACAGGCATAAGACACAAGGGGCATACCTGCTAACCCAACGTAAGACTTTTTGTATTCGTTAAAGCAGTTAATTACTTGTGTTTGTATTTGATGAGCAATGTCTTTGCTTGATTGGCAAAAGAATATGCTATTATCCCTTCTGCCCAGTGAGCCGTTTTGAAACTGGTCTTCACCGTCTTGGTCAGAATAACCAGACACACTCTCAATGTCTTCAAACCTGTCGATAATGTGCTTGCAATAGTTTTCGTCAAACACGCCATCATAGACACCAATGTAATCATCAATACTTACAGTTTTCATTTGTCCTCCAAAGATTTTATCCGCTTATCTTGTTCTTTAATAGCCTCTATAAGCAAACCGATAAGGCTATCATAGTTTACTTTTAGATGGTCAGCGTCACTTGTGTCAACGCTCTGCGGTAAAACTGCTAGTACCTGCTGTGCAATCACACCTGCACTTGGGCCTGTTCCGTCAGCCCAGTCAAAGGTCACGCCATCAATAGCATTAACCTTGTTCATAGCGTCTGTGATTGTCTCAACATTATCTTTAAGGCGAAGGTCTGATGAAGATGTCACAGAGCCTGTGACGCTAATGCCTGTGGATGTGGTGCGTAATTTTTCAGAACCATAATGATTAAGCTTTACAGCCCCAATGCTACCATCGGCTTGTATATATGTAGTAAGTCCACCAGAGCCATCATCTGATTCAATTAAAACATCAAAGTCATCTGTGCTGTTTCTTATTCTAAGAGAACCAGTTCCTTTGTTTTCAATAAAACCGTGAGACCCTGAGTGATAGACTTCCATGTCATCATCGGTGCCAAACACTGCCTTAACATTGTCACCAAACTCAATGTTGTTACTATTGGTATCTAACACGCCACCAAGCTGTGGAGATGTATCATTAGAAAGGTCTGTGTTTACAGTAGCAAAAGCAAGCTGACCTGCACCATCTGTCTTTAGGAACTGACCTGCTGAACCGTCTGCCTGTGGGTGGTTAAGGCCATCAATAACCACATTGCCTGTGCCGTTAGGTGTAATAGCAATGTCACCGTTAGATGCAGATACAATAGATTGGCCTGCAACGTCCAAGTCACCACCAAGTTGTGGAGTAGTATCTTCTGCAACACTGCCAATACCTGATACGTTTACTGTCTGCCAAGCAGAGCCATCATAAAACTTATAGCCATTGTCTGTTGTGTTAAAGAACAGATCACCTTCATCAAGAGATGTGGTTGGGTCTGTTGCACCCACACGGTAGCGTTCTGCAAAGCTGTTAATTCCAGTAATGTTATCTGCAACAGTTTGAATGTCAGCACTATCACCTGCAACAGTAGTCACGTTGGATGAAATACCTGCTACTGTTGTCACATTTGAACTAACACCTGCAACAGTAGTGACATCTGATGAAATGCCTGCGACTGTGGTTGTGTTAGCCGAGATACCTGCAACCGTTGTAACATCAGAAGAGACACCTGCAACAGTGGTTACGTTAGCTGATATGCCTGCAACTGTTGTGGTATTTGCAGAGATGCCAGATACTGTTGTGACGTCTGACTCAATACCTGCAACTGTACTAATATCTGCTGTCACATCCCCTAGCGCATCAATTTCTGTTTGCAGGTCTGCAAGAGCATCCATGTCTGTGACAATGGCTGAGGTAGCTAGTGTATTCATGTCAGAGATAACGTCAGCTACACCAAGCAATCCTAACTCAGTAGTCTTTGCGGCTAGTGCTTGAATGTCTGTGCTGTCGCCTGCAACTGTAGTTACGTTTGCACTAATGCCTGCAACTGTCGTTACATCACTGTCAATGCCTGCTACTGTATTTACATTAGCGATAGAAGTAGCCACTGTCCCGATATCAGCTTCGTCACTAGCAACACTAGTAACATTAGAGCTAATATTGGCAACAGAAGTAACATCAGAACTAATGCCAGAAACGGTAGTAACATTTCCCGAAATACCTGCAACCGTTTGAATTGCATCTGTCGCATCTGTTCCATCTTCAATATCCGCAAGCGTTGCAATATCATCAGAGATATCAGCAAGAGTATTTACATTGGTTGTCTTTGGACCTGCTTCAACAGCACCAGTAGTTGTGTTAAACGCAAGCACTGTGCCTTTACGAGTATCAAGTTCAGGCAGTGTAAGGTTTGCCGCAACGTCATAGTCAGTCAATCGCAGTGAACGACCAACCTCATCATCAATATCTGCGGCAATCGCAATCAACTTATCTAACTCTGTGTTCAATGAGTTAATCTTGAACGCGCCAGAAGCAGGGAAGTCTGTAGTACGTTTGAGGTCAATCTCTCTAGTGATAACTACAGTAGAGCCGCCAGATGCGCCAGTAACAGACATTGTGATAGAGCCAGTAGCACCATCACCGCCTGTAACAGTGTAGTCCGTTGTAAGTGTTTTGAGTGTACCGTCAACGTAAACATTCAAGTCAGCTTCATCGTAGAACTCAAATGATACTGTGAATGACGACTGAGTTACCCCATCCGCCACATCGTAAGACACTCTAGGTGTGTTGTCTGATAAATTAATAGTCATGGCAAAATCCTATCTTAACTCAAGCCTTTTCTCAACGCACTATTAGAACCTATATCCGCGGATTGCACGGGACATTTCGTTCACTTCATTTTTCAAAAACCACAGGTTGGCTGTTGGCATTTGTTTTATAGTTAGGGCTGTGCCTTCACTATAGTTACCCTCAAGAAACTCACGCATTGCTCTTCCTGTATCAAGAGCCCAGCTAGGGGCGGCACCTGCCACACCTACAACAGCGTCATAGACATTTGGCTCTTGCGGAAACTTAGGGTTAAGGATACCCATGCCAAGGTCAGGGCCATCTAGTGCCGCACTCGTTGACATAGCTGTGTAGAACAAGTCAGACCAGATAGCCATGTAGCCAGATGCGTCAAACGCTCTAGCAATCTTGTCGGATATCGTCATCTGATCCATTTGCCAATCAGAGTACCTTAACTCCATGCTCATGTAACCCAAGCCCATAGCCGCCATCAGACCTGTGTACTTATTCCTCACCTGATTCTGGGCTACTGCCGCTGTAATCTTGTTAGCGGCGGCAAAGCTGTATGACATGAATTGGAACGGCAGACCTAACAACTGATTCTCAACGCGAGCATAACCCTTAAACTTTGGGTCTTGTTTCATGCCAAACTTATTTGCTATGTGCCAAGGAATATAGAACACACCATCAACAGCAATAGGTTTATCAGCAGGTCCGCCCATCAGTACAGTGTTGGCGATACCGCTATTCAGTGCTGACCTGAATGACTCTGTTGCGTTCTGGTCTGTCCACTTAGTTGTGTTGCCAATGTACAGACCTGTCTCTGTTTGCTCCCACGGCATCTTTGCAATAGCACGAGCAGTTCTTGCGCTGATGTTGTAACGTGACAGATACTCAATCTCAAAGTCACTAGCCTTCTTACCTTCTTTGCCATCTAGTTTGTTTGCCCACTTCACCGAGTAATCAATGAGAGTGTGTGTGCGAACCATAGAGTCTAGGCGTTTAGCAATGTTTGTTGATGGAGCAACACCGTTTAAGAAGAAGTAACCGTTTCTAACCTTAGACATATAACCCTCTTGC